AATCCTAAAAAAGAATAAATTTAATAATTAACAATATAAAAAGAGTCCATCCTTTAAGGGTGGATTTTATTGTGTATTGTTAAAAATAATACATAAATATATAGGTAGTGACTTACCACTGTGGAGGAATAATTATGGAAAATAAAATTATATGTAAAAATTGTGAAATTGAGAAAGAAGAAAAAAAGTATTTTTTATCTAGAGTATGTATTGATAAATATATGCCTATTTGTAAATCATGTTTTATAGAAGAGTTTTATAAATGTAATGATTTATTTGATGTATTTAAGAAATATAATATTCCATTTATTTATAATTTATGGGATAATATTAAGTCAAATGGTGATACAAAAATATATGAATATATGGATAGAATAAATTCACCCAAATATAGAAATTTAACTTGGAAAGATAGTATTTTAGAAGAAGATAAAGAATCAAAAGAAGTTAATTTTTATGATGATATAGTTAATAATCTTAAACAAGAAGCAAAACATTTAAATGATAAGATAAGTATATTTAGATCAAAACATGATATACAAAACTGTATCGTTGCACTAAAAGCACTTAGAGAAACATTAGATTTAATTAAAAAATATGATTGGAATTTAATGTATTCTGAGTATGGTGTAGAAAATACAAATAATCAATTAGTTACTGAGATTGCAGTATGGGAACAGAATCATGATGGACAGATTAGGAATCATAAGGTTTGGAGAACAGATGTTGAGTATAAAAAATATAAATATATTGTTGATAATGAAATTAGACCATAAATTTATAGATTAAGATATATTAAGATATATTGAATCCACTTCTATTTATTTGAGGTGGATTTTATTATGTTTTAAGGTTTTAAGTTTAAATGAAATTGATATAAATGTAAGATTCGATCAAATTATTGGGTCATGTCCTACCATGAGAAGGAGATATATTATGCCAAGTTATAAAAATTTTAATTCAGACAGTAAATTTATTCCAAAAGTATTATTAAATAAGAATAGAGTGTTAACTATGTCAAACAATCGTAAATGTAATTATTTAATTGTAGATGTTGGTAATACAGAAGGTGATAGTAAAGATGTAACAACAATGATGGCAATTAATAATCAAGGAAATACTAAAGATATTTTAGTTGTTAAAACATTTACAAATAAAAAATCAAAAGAATTAGTAGATGAAGTATATTGGTTATGTTGTGAATTTGGGATAAATACTATTTTAGCAGATAATATAGGATTAGGTTTAGGATTTATTGAAGCATTTCAAGAAAATATTGATTCAGACAATATAAATATTATACCTTTAGATGGAATGAAAATTAGTAAGTTTATAAATATCAGAGATATAATTGATGATTTAAATAATGGTAAATTAAGATTTCTGCAAACACCTGAATTAGCTAAAAATACTTATATTAAACCATTTCTTGGTTTATCTAATATAATTGAATATCATAAAGAGACAGATAAATTAATTGATGAAATTAATAATCTTGAGGTAAAATTGAGATTGGGTAATATTATATTAGATAGATTAAAAAATACTATTGGAAAATCAAGAGTCAATTGTTTATTAATGTTTTATTCTTATCCTATGAGTATGTTTGATAAAGTAGAAAAATTAAATAATGATATAGAACAATATGATGAAATAAAAAGGATAGAAAAATATAATATTATTCATGGTACATTTTATAAGTATCTATTTAAATGTATAGAGAATGAAAATATAAATATTTTGTTTTATTATAATAATAAAAATAAGGTTGCACAATTTCAGAATATGATTGATGAAGAACAATTTAAAAATTTAATTAAAAAACATGTTAGTAGAATTAATATGTCTAAGGATTATTTTGAAATTAGATTTAATAATGATAGTTCAATTAGATTCGTTTATAGTAGAGATAGTGCAAGAGGTTATAGATGTCATTTTGCTGTGGTAGATACTGAAATTGATAGAGAGATTTATAATAATGTAATTTGTGGTAAGACTATTTTATTTGATATGGTTAAAAGAGATAAGATGGATAATAGATTAAAGGATGATAATTATTGTGTTGAATTTGTTGAGATGTAGATTTTTTAATATATAAGTGTTGATTATAAATATAAAGTTTTATGGATAAGTCAAGGAGATTGTTTAATACAGTCTCTTTTGTTGTTTATAAATATAATATTGTTTATTTTGAATTGGTGTAGATGATTAGAGGGTAGCTCCCTCTTTCCTTTCTGCGTATGCACCAATTCTTTTTATTTTTTAATTAGTAAGCATAGAAAAAGCAGAAAGGAAATAAAATAGAAGGGATTTGGTGATAAAATGTTAATAACAAAAGAAGTAAATATTACATGTCTATCTAATAATAAACCATACATAGAAAGTTTAGGATTAACATGGGAATACAAAAAAGTTTATACAATAGATATTCATAAATTATTAGAAGGTAGTAGTATAGGAATTGAATGTTTATGTGATTATTGTTTAGAAGAAGGAATAGAAACGATAATACCAAAATCATACTATAAATATATTAACAGTCATAAAAATCAACCAATAATTAAAGATGCTTGTGAAAAACATAAACATAAAAAACAAATTGAATTATGTTTATTAAAGAAAGGTGTAAAATCTTCAGTTAAAGTTCCAGAAATTCATGAAAAAATTGTAAATAGTATTCGTAAAAATAATATTGATTTAGTTAGAAAAGAATTTGAAGATAGAAATTTAATTTTATTAACAAAAGAATATTATAGTCCAGATGATTATATGGAATTTATTTGTCCTAGTCATAAAGATAAAGGTATTCAATCTATTAGATACGGAAATTTTAAATATAAAAATCAAGGTTGTAAGTATTGTTCATATGATAAGTTAAGTCAACAAAAAAGAATGGATTTTAGTATAGTAGAAGAATTATTTAAACAAAGAGAATATATTCTTATATCTACTAAAGAAGATTATATAAATAGTGATTCTAAATTAAAATATATATGTCCATTACATAAAAATGATATTCAACAAATTTCATATAATAATTTAGTAAGTGGTAGTGGATGTCCTATATGTGCTATTGAAAGGAATTCAGGAGAAAATAATCATAACTGGAAAGGTGGCAAATCAAGTTTATATGAATATTTAAGAAATTGTATTGTTGATTGGAAAAAAGAATCTATGATAAATTGCAAATATAAATGTATTTTAACTAATCAACGATTTGATACAATACATCATTTATATGGATTTGATTTAATAGTAGAAGAAATTTTAAATGAAAATAATTTAATTTTTAAACAATCAATATCTGAATATGAAAAAGATGAATTAGAAACCCTTAAAATTCAATGTATTGAAAAACATAAAAAATATCTTGGTGTTTGTATTATTGATAGTTTGCATGTAATTTTTCACAAAAATTATGGTTTTGGAAAGAATACACCAGAACAATTCAATGAATTTACACAAAGATATAAAAATTTTGAATTTGATCATTTATTAGATGATAAATATAAATATATAAATGTTTTAAAGGAGTGAAAAAATTGCCTCCATTAAAAAAAAATAATAGTACATCTGCAAAGTCACAAAAAAAAGTTACAGAAATAACTTGTGCTGCTTGTACAGAACCTAAAAAACCTTCAGAATATTATATTAGTTATAATCCTATTCATCAAAGTGGAAGAATACCATATTGTAAATTTTGTTTGCGAAAAATGATTGCAGATGAAAAAGGGAATGTTACTTTAGATAAAGTTAAAGAAACTTTAAGACTTATTGATCGTCCTTTTATATATAGTTTATGGAAATCTTCACTTGAAGACAAAATAGATACGTGGGGTTGCTATATTAAAAACATACAAATGGTTCAGTATCGTATATTAGGTTGGGCAGATTCTAAATTTTTGCCTGAAATAGAAAATGAATTAAATTATGATAGTGTAAATAATGAAAACACAAATAATTCTAACTCAAGTATTGATAATTTTATTGTCACAGATAATATTATAGATAAATGGAATTATGGGTATTCAAAAGAAGAATATTATTATTTTGAAAAAAAATGGAATAAATTAATCAATAATTATGGAGAAAAAACATCTTTTCATATAGAAGGATTAATTACTTATATTAGATTTAGAGTAAAAGAAGAATTAGCAACTGCAAGAGGAGATGTAAAAGAAGCTAAAGAATGGGCATCAATGGCAAAAGATGCTGCAACAGCAGCAAAAATAAATGTTTCTCAATTATCTAAATCAGACATTAGCGGTGGTGTTGACTTATTACCTCAATTATTTGAAGCTGTTGAATCAGAAATTGGTATAATACCTACTCTACCTCATCTTAAAGAACAACCATATGATGATGCAGATTTAATAATTTGGTGTGTTGTTAATTATATTCGCAGATTAGAAGATAAATCTAGAATACAATATAGAGATATTTGGAATTTTTATGATGAAATGCTTAATGAATTTTTTATACAACAAGGGTATAACGAAGAAGCTATACAGAATGAAAAAATAAAAAGAAATAATGTTTTCAGAGATTTAGGGAAAGTTTATAAAGAACCTATTTATGAGGAAAGTGATATATAATGGCAAGTTTTTCTAATTTTGAATCTAAAAATAAAAAACATGAAAAAGATAGATATGATATATACGAATCTTCTTTTGAATCACCTATAAAAGCATCTGAATATAATTCTTCTATAATAACAAAAAATATTTCACAATTTGCTGAATTATGTTCATTTCTTAGATGGATGCCAGATATTTTTTGGGATATGTATAAACCAGAAACTGGTGGTTTAACATTTGATCTCCATCAAAGAGTAATGCTTAGATTAATATCTCGTTTTCAAGAAAATTATTTTTGTGCTCCAAGAGGAATATCAAAAACTTTATTGCACGTTATGAATCAATATCATACTGCTTGTTGTTTTCCAAATATATCTACTTCAGTAACAGCATCTACTAAAGAATCTGCTGTTAAAATCTGGAAGGATAAACATGATGAAATTCTAAGATTCTATCCATCTTTTGCAGAAAATATTAGGTCTGCAAGTTTCACAAAAGATACTGGTAAAGTTGAATTTGTCAATAATAGTATTGTGGATAGTCTTGCAAATTCGCAACAAAGCAAAGGTTTGAGAAAGCGCAGAGGCGGATTGGAAGAGTCTGCTTTAATTGATAAAGAAACTTATGATGATGCAATAGAGCCAATTTTTAACATTGCAAGAACGACAATGAGTGGTGAAACTGATCCAGAAGAATTAAATGGTCAAATTAATAGATATTCAACATCTGGATATAAAAATTCTGATGAATATGAAAAAATATTAAAAATGTCCAGAGATATGATTGATTTAAAAGGATCATTTGTATTTGGTTCAGATTGGTTTATTCCTGTTCATTTTGGTAGACAAAAAAAATCAGTAATTGATAAATCAAGAAAAAATAATATTATACGTTTTCGCCAAAATTATTTGTGCGATTGGATCGGTGTCAGTGACGGTGCGTTAATAAATATTAGTAAATTAATTAAAGCAAGAGTTGTTATTCCTCCTGAATTAGAATGCCCAAGAGATAAAAAAGGAAATTATGATTTATGTGAATATGTAATTGGGATAGACGTAGCTAGAAGTAATTCTGAAAGTAATAATAAGACATCAATAGTTGTTTTAAAAATTATAAGAAATACAAGTGGTTCTATTAGACAAATACAATTACATAATATAATTAATCCTCCTAATGGATTAAATTATGAAGAACAATCAATTATAGTTAAAAGGGTATTTTATAAATATGGTGGAAATTTAGATATAATAAAATCAAGAGTTAAAGCTGTTGTAATTGATGGAAATACAATTGGTCAAGGATTGGTAGAAAAATTACTTGAAGATGTTACTGATTTTGAAACAAATCAGGAATATGGTGCATGGGCAACTATTAATACAGAAGATAAATCTAAATCTTCTAATGCTCCAAAAATTCTTTATGTTTTAAAATCTCAGGGTATTAATGGAGATATTATTAGAACATTTATTAATTATGTTGAATCTAATACATTAAAATTAATTAAATCTTTTGATGATATTAAAGATAATTTACCAAAAGATTCTAAAGAAGATTATTTACGTGATATTGAAATGGCCTGTATTCAAGTACAATTTTTAATTGATGAAGTTGCTAATTTAAAATTAAAGAAAACACAAACTACTATAACTGTTGAACCAGTTATAAAAAGATTAGACAAAGATCGCTACTCCGCATTAGTGTATCCATTATTTTACATTTCTTTATTTTTAGAAAGTGAAGAAGATGATTCAGATTATGATTTTGTATTTTCATTTTCATAATAACACATTGTAATTATAATTGTCAATAAAAATTAATAATATTAATAAAGAAAGGAGGATTTAATTGTCAAAAAAACAAAAAGAAGATCCTCAAACACAACAAACAGAAATAAATACTAATAATATAAATAATCAATCTACTATCCCACTATCTAATTCTAATGAAATAGAATTGAATTCATTGTCTTATAATTCTTTTTCATTAGGAAGATTAGATACAGATTATATATCTATGAGTGATTTAAAACAGTATGTAAAATATCCTATGATATATAATGAAATATTGCGAACTATATCAAGACAGTCATATAGTTCTAATGGGATTTATGGTCAAACAATTGATCGAATCATAGCATTACCTACTCTATCTTATATAACAACTTTAAGAAGTAAATTACCAAAAATGAAAGAAAAAAAAGATAAATTTAATACAATACTTAAAATGTTGAATATAGACAGGACAACTAGAGATATTTTACGACATTTACTTATCGATGGTGAATATATAGGAATTCTTAGAGATACTTCAGCATCAAATAAGAAAATAGATACTTCAATGATTACTATTGAAAGTATTGATAGATTAGAAGGTTTATCTTTAGATGATAATTTTATGATTCAACCTTTAGATTTAGATTACTGTAAAATTATTGGATTTCAAAATAATATATCAATTGCTGCATTTGATATGATGTATTTTGATCAATTTAAATTAAATGGATTATTAAATGAGATAAAAAATTTCCCTAAAACTTTTGTAAAAGCATATATGGATTATAGGAAAGATTCTAGTAAAAGATGGTTTATATTAGATTATAGGAAAACTATTGCTTTAAAAGCTAAAGCAAATGAAATTGATGCTCATGGTATTCCTTTTGGAATCTCGGCTTTTACTGATATGAAACTAAGTAATGATTATGATGATAGTCAATATCAATTAATTAGTGAATTAGCAAGTAGTATATACTATATCATCTTGCCTGAAGGTGAAAAAACTGGGTCTTGCTCATTAAATAAAACACAACAAGACAATGTAATAGAAGCATTTAAAAATGCGGTTAAAATAAATACAAGTGGCAATGTTGCAAAAATATCAACACTTAGTTTAGCACCTGGAACAAAAATAGATAGATTAAGTAAAGATTCTTCATTAATTAAAGACAGTTTGAGTGATGAAAATATGAAAAAAGTATCTACTAATTTAGGTATTGCTAGTTCTGCATTAAATGCTGAAAGTAATAGTGCTAATTTAGGAAGTTTACAAATTAATTTAGATTTAATATCTGCACAAGTTTTTCAATATGTTAATGAAATAGCAAGAGAAGAAACAAGAGTTATTAATGAACATTTAGGTATTTTACCTAAAGATTATATAGATATAAAATTTCTTCCTATTACTTGGTTGAATAAAAAAGATGTTTATGAAAAAGCTAAAGACCTTTATTTAACAACGGGAGGAAGTAGAAAATTTTATATTGCTGCAGCAGGATTTGATCCAGATGATTACCTTAGTATTTGTGATGAAGAAATTGAACTTGGGTTTGATGATAAGTATCCACCCCATATAACTAGTTTTATAGCCAGTGATAGTGCAGATACTCCTAATCCAGATGATAATTTAGGAGGTAGACCTAAAAAAGACAATGATGATTTAAAAGATTCTGGTTTAACTACTAAAAATTTAAAGAGCAATGATCAAAAAGTTAAAAGTCAAAAATAATATTATAAAAGATAAATAAGGAGTAATTAACCTTATTGACAAGGAGAGTCCCTTTCGCTCTCCTTCTTTTATTGTTTAATTTTAAGTTATGAAAGGGATGAGATGATTTATTTGATAGTTAATTCATTAGAAAGGAATGATGGATAATGAGTAAAAAGAAAACGCATAAAGAATTTATTGAAGAAGTTTATAAATTGGTTGGAGATGAATATGAAGTAATAGGTAAATATATTAATGCTAGAACAAAGATAAAAATGAAACATAATAAATGTTTAAATTATATTAATCCAATACCAGATGATTTTTTAAGTGGAAAACGATGTAAATTTTGTCAACATAGAAGTTTTAAAAAAACTACAGAAGAATTCCAAAATGAAATAGATGAGATTATTCATAATAGATATAAAGTTATTGAAGAATATAAAAATTGTAAAACTGAAATTAAAATAAAAGATATAATAAGTAAAGAAATAATCAATTTAAAACCAAATTCTTTCTTAAAAAATATAAAAAAGAATAATGGTATATATATTAAATCAATAACATATACAACTGAAACTTTTAAAATAGAATTAAATAAAATTAATACTAATATATATGTTTTAGGAGAATATATAAAAAGTAATATTCCAATATTATGTCGTTGTATTATAGATAATCATGAATGGAGTCCCGTTCCTAGTTCACTTTTAAATGGTTATGGGTGTCCTAAATGTGCAGGTGTTTATAAAAGAAAACATGATGAGTTTATAAAAAATATAAAATCAATAAATGAAAATATAATAGTTATTGGTACTTTTACTACAATTAAAAATAATATTTTAGTTAAATGTTTAAAATGTACTGGTGAGTGGGAACCATCTGCTGGAAGTTTATTATCTGGACATGGATGCCCTTATTGTGCTAATCAAAAAATATTAATTGGATTTAATGATATGTGGACAATTAATCCTGAATTAGCTAAATTGCTAGCTGATTCTGAAGATGGATATAAATATTTTCAAGGTAGTAATAAAAAAGTTAATTTCAAATGTCCTGATTGTGGGACTATATTAAAAAATAAAAGTATATCTAATGTTAGAACACATGGATTATCTTGTAATAAATGTAGTGATGGGATATCATATCCTAATAAATTTGCTTTTAATCTATTTGAGCAATTAAATATAGAATTTGAATATGAATTTTCACCAGATTGGATAAAACCTAAAAGATATGATTTTTATTTTGAATTAAATAATAAAAAATATATTTTTGAGATGGATGGTGGATTAGGACATGGTAAATATAATCCATTAAATAACCAGACAGCAGAAGAATCTAAAGCGATAGATGATTACAAAGATAAAATAGCAAAAGAACATGAAATAAAAGTTATTAGGATTGATTGTTTAAAAAGTGAATTAGAATACATAAAAAATAACATATTATCTAGTCAATTAAATGATTTATTTGATTTGTCTAATATTGATTGGTTAGAATGTCATGAATTCTGTATGAATAGTTTTGTAAAAATTGCATGTAATTTATGGAATAGTAATAAATATAGCGTTAAAGAAATAGCTACAATTATAAAAGTTAATTCATCTACTGTTATAAGATATTTAAAACAAGGAAATAAAATAAAATGGTGTTATTATAACTCGGAAGAAGAAAAAGCAAAGAATTTAAAGAACATGACAATTAAATCTATATCTGTAACGTCTAAAATGGTTAAGTGTATAGAAACTAATCAAATTTTTAAATCTATAATGGAAGCATCTAGAGTTATGGGATGTAGTGATTCTCATATATCTCGATGTTGTAAAGGCAAAAGGAAATCTTGTGGAAAATTAGAAGATGGGAGTAAATTACATTGGGAATATATTTAACAAATTATATTTGTTCATTGAAAGGTGGTGAGAAAATAAAAAATGAATAATTCAATTATAGAAATATCTAAAAAAACAGCTAAAGCGGGTCGCACGCCTATTAAATTAATTTTACATGAAATTCATAAGGATTTATCTGATTATAATGGGAATGGTATTCATTGGGATAAGGGGTATACAGAAAATAATATAGAATCAGTAAAAGGAATGCCTATTGTTGCTCAATTCATAGATGATGGAGAGAATAAAATACCTTTTGGAAGTCATGGTGACATGATTATTGAAGAAAATAGGGTTATTTTTGAAGATAGTCTTGTAGTTGGTTCTTTTGAAAATGCATATATAGCAGAAAATATTGAAGTAAATAATCAAATAATTGATGCTTTAGTAGGAGTAGGATATATTTATGATCAGAGATTCCCAACTTTAGTAGATTATTTACAAGAAGAATATGATAATGGTAAATCTGTAGAAGGTTCAGTTGAGATTTGTGCAGATAAATCATTAGGCAACAAAAAAATCATATATGATGGAGGATGGAAAGAAAAAGCAAGAATTCCTCAGTTGTATCAATATTCTGCTCATGCACTCGTTATAGGTGAAGTTCCTGCCGATCAGAATGCTTTACTACTTGAGTTAAACACACTTAAGAAAAAAGAGGTGAATATTTTGCCAGATGATAAAGATAAAAACATCATTGAAATAAATGCTATGAATTATAGTGATATTTCAACAATTATTGAAAATAAGTTTAATAAAAAAATGAATGATAATGAATCAAATTATTGTTATTATTATGTTTATAAATTTTATCCAACTATATCAACATTTATTATGAAAAGCTGGGATAAAACTGGTGAGTATTTTCAAATTATATACACAGTTGAAAATGGTGAAGTTAAACTTGGTGACACTATTAAAGTCGAGGAAAACTGGAGTCCTTTAAACGAAGAACAGGGAATCGAAGTTAATACACCAATAAAAAACATAATGAACAAATATAAAAAGGAGGACAAAAACAAAATGGATGAAAAAATTGTATTAGAATTAAATCAAAAAATCGAAGATAAAATTAATGAAATTAATTCATTAACTAAATCTTTAGAGGTGAAAGATTTAGAAATTAACACTTTAACTAAATCTTTAGAAGAAAAAACTATAGAGATTAACACTCTATCAGAAAAATCTCAAGAATTAGATAGTAAAATAGTTGAATTAAATACTACCATCGTTGAGGTTAATAAACTACTTGAATTTGAAAAAACTGAAAAAGAATCTCTTATTGTAGAAGTTAATTCTTTTAGAGAAGAAAAAGTTAAAGCAGAAACAGAAGCAAAAATTGCAGAAGTTAACTCTTATTTTGAAACAGAAATTACTAAGAATGGTTTTGAAGAATCTGAAGTTAATTCACTTAAATCATTTGTAGATGCTGTTGATTTAGAAGGATTGAAAAGAGCAGAAGCAGAATTATGTGCTAAAAAATTTAAAGAGTTAGTTGCTAAAGATGCATCTGTAGAAGTTAATACTAAGAATGATATGTTTATTGCAATTAAAGAAAAAGAAATGAAGAAAATTTCTGGTAGTATCCCTTCTTTCTTTAATTAATTTTAATCAAGTTAAATGTTAAGAAGGTAAGATATAAATTAATATAAAATATAAAAATAATAGGAGGAATTTATTATGAGTTTATTCAAGTTTCATGATTCTAATTTTTTAAAGGTTCCTAACAAACCTAATGTATTAGCAATTGCCAATACATATAATGGTTATCAATTTAATGTTGTATCTGATACCCAAGTAGTCGTTCCGGATTTAGCGACTGCAAAATTAGGTGATATTTACGTTATGTTTAATATCATTGATAAGCCTGAGATTGAGAATACAGATGATTACAAAGTAATTGCAGGTGAGTATATTCGTGCATTTAGACTTAAAGATTTAGTAGGACTTCAGTTAGATATGTCTTCTGATTTAATTACTGATGCTTTTGCAGATGTTGCTGTTAGTAATTTGATTATCCCTAGATCTACTGCTGATACTACTAATACTATGAAATGGACTAAAACCGCTGATGCATCTGCATATGAAATTTATTTGAAAGTAATTAGGAAAACTACTTTTGGCGCTTTCACTATTGATGCTGGTGGTGGAACTGTTCCTGGTGGTTATGTTGTTGAAGTAATGGCAAACGATAATATCTAATTTTAAAAAAGTAATAAACAATAATAACAAACAATAATAAAATAATTATATTATAAAACTAAAATAGGAGGAATTCAATATGAGTTTAGGAATTGATTTTAAGAATTTAAGTGAGAATGCAGAACAGATTGAAATTAATAAAATTGTAAAAAATAAATTATCTGCTTCTCGTCCCAATGAAGATGTGGAGATTTTTACTAATATTGTATATGGTAAAGATGTTAGTAAGTATGGTAAAAAAGTTGATACAGTAATGGACAAGATTAAGTTATTGGCTAGTGCTGCTGAAGATGGTAACACTCAAGCAAAAGCAGAGTTAAATGCAATTAGAACTGTTACTATTCAACAACCTTTAGAGAAGAGATTGGCTATTAATAATGCTATGGGAAATGTTGTAAAAGTTGGATATAATGAGGAAATGCGCTACGAAGTGTATCAATTGCAAGGGGAAAAATCAAGAATACAGGCAAGTTCTGGTTCGTTTGTATTCCCTACTGTTAAGAAAAGAACTGGTACTATGGATACAAAAACTACTACTGGCGGTTTAATTTTTGATGTAAGAGAATTAGCTTCTGGTGCAACAGATGGGTTTGCATATGCGAATGAACAAGTTATGACAGATATGACTAATCAAATGGTACTTTCTCATATTAATGCCTTAAGAGCAGGTATCACTGCTGCTACTACTTTGAAAAACTATGCAGAGGGAATTACAAAAACTAATGTTGAAGATGTAAGAAAGAAAGCTAGACGTTTTGGCACTTCTGTAACTATTTTAGGTGATTATAGTGCAGTTAGCAAATTAGGTGAATATGCTAATTTTGGTGTTGTAGCTGCTGGTACAGAATTTAGATTTCCTGACTTTGTAATGGAAGAAGTTATGAAAACTGGTCTTATCAAAAACTACAAAGGAAGCATTGTAGTAGAAATGCCTAATAGTTATAATATGATTAATCTCAATACTGCTGGTGATTTCTATGCTCCACAATTACCTACTACTGATTTGTGGTTCTTACCTCAAGGTGCTATGAACCCCCTTCAAATTTGTCTACGTGGGGGGCTTACCTCGATGACTAGCACAGACATTAATTTGAGAGCAGAAATTACCAGGTACGATTGGGAATTTTCAAATTATGTAATTCCAGAGTACGTTCCAACAATTGGATATATATACGATTCTTCTTTAGCAGAATAATTTAAATAACATCTTGACAGATTAGAAATATAATTGTATAATACATATAGGGATAGATAAAGAAGTCATGAACTTTATTGAAAAGAGTAATTCCGATACTCCTTCCCTATTTTTAATTATATAATTTCGGAAAATAAATTACTACGGAGGTAATAAATGAGTATAGGTAAAAAACTTACATATGAAGGTATTAAAAATTATATTGATGATAAAATTACTGGTAATGGTTGCAAACTTTCTACTACAGAAGAAGAATTTAATCAAGAAAAGATTATACAAAGCAAAAATAATTCTCATGTTAATTTAAATTTAAAATGTAAATGTGGCAAAGATTTTATTAAGTCATATGATGCTTTTAAGTATTCAAAAAAGCAATGTAATAAATGTTCGGGATTAGAAAGACCAACTATAGAATATATTAAATATTTTATAGAAGTTGAATCAAAATCAAATTGCAAACTAATATCTACTGAATATATTGATGCTCATAAATTATTAGAGTTAGAATGTAGTTGTGGCAATCCATTTAAAAAGAATTGGAATAAATTTTATAGTGCCAATCAAAGAACATGTAATGATTGTAGTAATAAATTATCAGGTGAAAAATCAAAAACTCCTTATGAAGAAATTAAACATTATATAGAAATTGAAAGTAAAAGTGATTGTGAGTTAATAACAACTGAAGATGAATATGTAAACACACATATAGATGTTGATATTAAATGTAAATGTGGTAACTATTTCCAAACAACATTTCATCAATTTAAAAGTGAACAGTCAAAGAAAAGACAATGTGATGAATGTGGAAATAAAGCAAGAGGAATAAAATTAAGTAAACCATATGAAGAAGTAAAATACATAATAGAATCTAAAGGTTGTAAATTAATAACTACAATAGATAATTATAATAATGTTAATTCTATTTTGAATATTGAATGTAATTGTGGTAATCCATTTGAAACATCCTTCTCTGTTTTTAATAGAGAAATAGGTGCAAAAAATAAATGTGACGAATGTACATTTATTAATTTTATTAAATTAACTAAAATACCTTATATTGAAGTATGCAATATATTTAAAAATGAAAATTGTGAATTATTAACAACAGAGCAAGAATATTATTCTATACAAGAGGATAATAAATTAAGATATAAATGTTCTTGTGGAAATGATAAAGCACGTATTACTTTAGCTAAATTTAAAAATGGTGGAAGATGTAGAAAATGTTTAAGAGAAAGAGTTAAAAATACTAATCTTAAAAATAATGGTGTTGAATATCCTGCTCAAAATAAAGAAATATTAGCAAAGCAAAGACAAACACTTTATAAAAATGGAACAGCACCACGCTCAAGGCAACAAATATACATTAATCAATTGATTGGTGGAGAATTAAATTATCCATTAAGGAATCTATCACTTGATATTGCATTTCCAGAAGAAATGATTTATTTAGAGTATGATGGTGGTGGTCATGAGAATAATATTATTTTTGGTACTATGACTAAAGATGATTTTGTTAAAAGAGAAAGAAATCGTACATATGGTTTATTGCGTTCTGGATGGAAAGAAATTCGGATCATAAGCAAAATCGACAATCTTCCCTCAGACCAAACAATACTAGAAATATTATCTTACGCACGTACATATTTAAAAAATCATCATTATATAAAATTTGATATTGATAACAATAAAATAATCAATTCGCAAGGTGAATTTAATTATGATTTTGGTGAACTAAGAAAAATTAAATTAACAGACTTAAAAGAAGCAATCTAATATGCTTCTTTTTTATTTACGTTTATGTGCTATCAATTAAACAACAAAACAAATAAAACAAACCAAAAATAAAAAAAGGTTAAATGGAGGGTAAAATTTATGGCTATTGATATGAATAGTAGATCAAAGGTTAAAAATCTTTGTGATTGGAATATCTCATGGGAAAGGTATTCTATGGATGGAGATGAATTCATCAAAGCAAATCAAACAGTATATATACCAAATATGGAGATTGAAACACAAGTGCAAAATAACAATCCTTTCTTTATCGGCTCAGGCAACGGTGATCATGCGAGGGTAATAATTGAGAATCCAGAAATGAGAGAACATCTTGGCTTTGATAATAAAGAAGAAAAAAGAACTCAATTAATATTAAATGATGAAAAGTGTAAAGAAATATTTGAATATAAAACATTTGCTACATTTAAAAAACACGTAATTGAAAATATCATTACTAATCAAGAAAAATCTAAAATAGTTAATTATGCTAAAAAAAATAAAATAAATGACTACGACAAAATTCAATTCTTGTCAGAGTACACAAAACTACCATTCAAAAATGATAATAAAAATGATGATTAAAGGGAGTGAATAAAATATGCCTACTCCCCTATTAGAAGCATACGATACATTCTTTATAAAAGCAGGTAGAAGTTATTTATATAAAGAAGATCAAGTATTTCAATTTCTTAAAACAGGTATTTCAAAAAGCAAAAAAACAGTACCATATGATTTATCTTATAATATTTATGAAGATAACATGGTTATAACTGTTTATAGTCAGGTAGAATTTGATGGAGATATTGAAATAGTAATAAACTCTAATACATATACTATTGCTTTATTAACTACAGATACAAAAGAAGATATTATTAATAAAATAAAATTAGCAATACAAAATGATTGGACTTTTGATGTTTCATATATTACTAATCCTAGAATTAAAATTAGTAAATTAAATATTGATATAATTAATGTTCAAATTAATGATATTGATGATACAAATGTTTTTATTGTTGCTAATAGAACTTATGACGGAGAATTTACTGGTATTATAGAACAAGATGCACTTGAATTAATTGCTTTAAATATGTTATTAGAACAAAAAAGACAAAGAAAATCAGAATTAGATTATACTAAAACATATTTGGGAACTAAAGACTTTAATAAACTAATTGATAAAGTTGCAGAATATAAGGTTTTAAATGAATCAATAAAACTACTTGAAGAAGAGATTTTTTTGTTTAGGCAAGAATTTTATTCTTATGAAAATTAGGTGTAATATATAGTATTTAGGTTGATAAGGAGGTAAAATGCGTAAACTAACATATGAGTATGTAAAAAATTATATTGAATTTGAAAGTAATAGTGGATATAAATTACTTTCAACAGAATATATAAATGGTAAAATAAAATTAAATATGATATGTAATAATGGTCACAATTGTCAAATAAGTTTTGATAATTTTAAAATAGGAAGAAGATGTGGTATTTGTGCAGGAAAATATAAATTATCTTATGAGTATATTAAAGATTATATTGAAAGTTATAATTATTTATTATTATCTAATACCTATGAGAATGTTAAGAAAAAACTTTTAATAAAATGTCCAAATTGTCATATTTTCCCAATGTCTTTTGGTTCTTTTAAAAATGGCAATAGATGCCCAGAATGTGCAAAAATACTTAGATCTAAAAATCAACTTCTTAATTATGAATATGTAAAACATTTTATAGAAATTGAAAGTAAAAGTGGCTGTGAATTAATTAGTTTAAATTATTATGGCAATGATAAAGAATTGATTATTAAATGCACGTGTGGTAATGAATTTAAAACAAATTTTGCAAAGTTTTCATCTCAAAATAAACGTCAATGTAATGAATGTGGTATTAAAATTAGAAGTGATTCAAAAAGATGTGATTATAAAGACGTTTATGATACTTTTAAAAATAATAATTGTTTATTATTATCAACTACTTATCATAAAAATAGTGATTTATTGCATTATATTTGTGAATGCGGAAGAAAAGATTATATTAGTCTTAATAATTTTAAAGCTGGACAAAGATGCAAAGAATGTGCTGAAGTTAAAAGAAGGATAACACTTTATAAAAATAATACTGCTCCTTGTTCTGCCCAACAAAACTATATAAATAATTTATATGGTGGTAAATTAAATTATCCTGTTAATTCTTCATCATTAGATATCGCATTTCCAGAAGAAATGATTTATGTAGAATATGATGGGTCAGGACATTATCTAAGTGTTATACATGGTAATTTAACATTAGAAGAATTTAATAAAAAAGAAGTTAAGAGAAATTATTATTTTATGCGTAACGGATGGAAATCAATTCGTATTATATCTTCTAATGATAAAATACCGTCTGATGAAAAACTTATTGAAATGTTAGATTATTCTAAACAATACCTTTCTAATAATCATCATTATATTAAATTTGATATAGATAATAATAATATAATAACATCTCAATTTATCAGACCATATGATTTTGGTATTTTACGAAATGTAAAAATCGAGGTAGTATAATGAATAAATATAAAATAATAATAAAGAATAGTTTAGGTGAAATGGATTTAGAATATTGGGCAGAGAAAGAATATAAAAGAATTTTATTAATAATGAAATTAATTGAAGAATCTTTTTCTATAGATTTAAATAATTATCAGCAATTAAGAAAATCAATTCTTGATACGAGCAATTATGTTAGAAGACTTCCTTCTACTATCTCAGAATGTGTAATAATCAAAGATAATAGAAGTGATATAAATAATAAATAAAACAAAAGGAGGTATTAAGTATGGATAGTTTTAAATTTGAAAAAGTATCTGAAGTAGAATTAAAAAAATTAGATAATATACCTAATTCTGCTGGGATTCAATTAATTGAATCAAGAAGTTTTACAGAAACAGCTGTTGCTGGCACATATACAGCAACAGTAACCATTCCTGCTAATTCCATTGTATTAGATGTTATTTTTAAAAATGCTGTGGTATGGAATAACAGTGGAACTGCTACATTAAATGTAGGTGATGCAGATGATGCAGATGGTTATATTTCTGCAGTTGATGTAAAAACTGCTCCAGTGGCAGATGTAAATGGTGCTGGAGGTATTTCATCTAAAGGTGAAGATACTGGTACTGGTGCATATAAAGGATTATTTAAGAAATATACTTCTAGTTCTACTATTACTGCTACTATAGTAACGACAGGAGCAACAGGTACATTAGGAAGATCAAGTTTATATGTAATTTATGCAATGAATCAATCTGTAGTAAGTGCAACAAAAGCATAATATAATTATTATAATGGTTAATATTTGAGGTTGCAAACTTAAATATTGTAATTAAAAGATATATGCCTATACATATGTCTTTTCCCATTTGTATCTCTTATATAGGAAGGAGAATGATTAGAACGCTATTAACTAAAGAAGTTGAAATTTCATTAAATGGCAATAATGTTAAATATCTTGAAAATTTAGGTTATGAAATTCCCAGAAGGAAAAATGCAAGTGGTAGAATGCAATATATACAAGGTACTAAAATAATAGTTAAAGTTAAAGATTTAAATAAAAATAATGTATTGGTAGATGTGCAATGTGATAATGAAGAATGCAATAAAATAATTAAAGATATGAAATTAAATGTTTATAAAACACATGTTAAAGAAGATGGGAAATATTATTGTCATAAATGTGCTATAAAATTATATGGTAAAGAGAATACCAGAAAAACAAAATTAAAAAATGGTAAATCGTTTAAACAATGGTGTATCGAGAATGATAGGCAAGATGTACTAGATAGATGGGATTATGAATTAAATGATTGTAAACCGAATAAAATATTATCTCATACAATGAAAAGTTTTTATTTTAAATGTCCAAGAGGATTGCATGAAAGTGAATTTAAAAATATTAGTGCATTTACAAGTAAAAATAGTTTAATAAAATGTAATAAATGTAACTCTTTCGCCCAATGGGGAATAGATAATTTAGGTGGAGATTTTCTTGAGAAGTATTGGGATTATGAAAAGAATGATGAGTTAGGCATTAATCCTTGGGATATAAGTTATGGAAATAGTTATGACAATATTTATATTTATTGTCAAGAGAAAGATTATCATGAAAGTTATATTATTAAATGTAATTCGTTTACAGGACAAAATCATAGATGTTCCTATTGTGTTAATCAAAAAATACATTTACTAGATTCACTTGGAACATTATATCCAGAAGTTTTAGAATTATGGTCAGATAAAAATGATAAATCACCTTTTGAGTATGCACCTTTTGGTAGTAAATGGGTTTGGTGGAAATGTCCAGATGGTAAACATGAAGATTTTTATAGAGACATAGGTAATTCTAATAAACGTGATTTTCGCTGTCCAGAATGTCAATATTCTAAGGGTGAAGAAAGAATAAGTAATGATTTTATTAGTAAAGGTTTTATAAAAATAGATCAAAAAGAATTTGAATTATTAGATGACAATTATAATAAAGATTACTACATACATCAAATGAAATACGATAGATTATTAGGTGTTGGCAATGGATTATTATCATATGATTTTTACATACCAAAATTAAATTTATTAATTGAGTATCAAGGAGAATTTCATGATGGTACAGCTAAAAATCAAACTGAAGAAGAATTTAAAATACAACAAGAGCATGACAAACGTAAAAGAGAATACGCACAAATTAACAATATAATTCTATTAGAAATTTGGTATTGGGATTTTGATAGAATTGAAGAGATTCTTGAAAAAGAATTGAATCTTATCAAAATATAATAATAATTTAAATAATTAAAAGGAGGAATTTATTATGGCAACTAGCTTCATAGGAAGATCCTTGGTGGCGAACATTCAAGAGCAAAATGTAGAATTAAATATGGCATTTATTAATCTTATTGTTAATGATTCAATTAACACAATTACACTTTCGTTCGATATAGCGAGTGCAAGTGCTGGTGGTAATTTAATGGTTTTTAAACCAGGAGAACAAAGAACAAATATCCCTGTTCCTTTTGGTAAATTATATTATAAAGCAAATGTAGATACTTCTGCATTAAGAATTGAGGGATTGTCGAAAGTACCATTTTAATAATTAATAGTTAATAAAGAGTAAAGTAAATAAAATCTTTACTCTTTATTAATATAATTTATAAGAGGTTGTGACTTATGAATACAAGACAAGAATGGTTAAACACAGATAATATCTCTTCCCAATTTTATTCAGCAGAAGAAACTATATCTAATGTGAAAGAAAATTTTGACATAAGAAGAAATTATAGTGCTGAAGGTGCAGATGTAATTGTTGATGGAATTGAATGTAGAGCATTAGTTCAATATTTTTCTAATCCATTAAATCAAGCAAAATATGATAAAGAATTACATGTTCCTATGGAAATTAGTATTAATACTGGTTCATTAGTTGAGTATGAAGGATTTGACTGGTTAATAACAGGTAATGTTGATGATTTACAGGCATATAAAAGTGCTGGTATGGTGAAATGCAACAACACACTAAAATTCTACAACCAAACCCACATCTTACACAATATTCCTTGCATCATACAAAACAGCAATATAAAACTTGATAATGACAAATTTATGTTTCTACCTGCTGATGAACATATTTTAATTTGTAGTAATAATACAGATTCTAGTAATATAGATTTAAACACAAGATTTATATTAAATGATAATGCTTATTCTATTATTGGTATAGACAATATAAGTAATCAAGGATTATTAAATATTAGAATTAAAGATGATCAAATAAATTCAGATGATAATTTAGATTTAAGTATTGCTAACTATTACTCTCATCAAATAGTTAGAGAAATCTACATATTAAATGGCACTTCCGCAAGTCTACTATTCAATAATGCCACATTACAATTAAACATTCAATGTAAAGATAATGATGTAATTGTTGATAATCCTATTATTACTTACTCTTCTTCTAATATTAATATTGCCACAGTATCTTCAACTGGATTAATAACTTGTAAAGGAACAGGTGATGTAATAATTACTGCTACTTATAGTGGAGTTAGTGACACTATTACTATTCATGGGGATATTTCAGAAGTTGATGATTATAATATTGTGATTACACCACTTGATGAAACATTAAAAATAAGTAGGAGTATTACATTAGAAGCACATGCAATGAAGAATGGCGTTGAGGATTTAACTAGAGAGTTTATTTGGGAAATTAGAAATTTGGATGGAAGTAGTAATTTATATGCAAGTATTTTTGTGGATGATGCGAATGATAGGATTTGTGTAGTTACTGCTGGTAATATTGGTAATATTGCTAATAAATATGTAGTTATTAAATGTTCGTTGACTAGTGATAATAGTGTTTATGTAGAAAGGGAAATTAAGTTGATTAATTTGTTTTGATTGTTTTTAGGAGGTTTAATAATTGCAAAAAGCAGGTCAATCATTAACTGAAATTAAAAATCAGATATTAGCAAAAATAACTAGTAATCAAAACATAATAAAATCTTTAATAATTGAAGATGAAGATTTTTTAAATACTACTCCTACACAAGAACAAGAAATTATTTTGAACGATCCAGACTTATTAATAAGAAAACAAATAATGTTAACAAAGAATATTACTGCTAAAACTAATAAAGATATGCCTTATATAACATCTGCTTTTGGTAAATTTAAAAAACATAGTTATAATTATCAAAATGGATTAGTTTATTTTTATGTTGTAATTCCTAATACTTGGGAAAAAACAAATTATGGCATTAGATATGATTTTATTTGTGATGAATTAGATAATCTTTTTTCAAGTATAGGAATTGGCAAATTTGAATTTTATGAACGTGGTGATATGTCAGTTAATGAAAATTATTTAGGACATTATATATCATTTGATATATTAGATTTTGGTAGATGGTGATTTTATGGATAATCTAAATATATATTTAAAAACACAAAAACCTATTAAATTTTATGATATTTGTATGATTCATCAACCAAGTTATGATGAAATTTTAATTTGTAAAGATAATTCTAAGAACAAAGAATCAGAAATTGATGATTTTGAAAAGTTTCTTCTTCCCTATTATATAACTCTTGATAATATTTCTGAAGAATTAACAGACGAGCAGAAAATAGGATTAACAAATTTTGATTTATTATCTAGTTCAAAAGAAATGTTACATTATTTACTTGTATCATTAGAATTTTTTTGTAAAACTGAAATTGTTGATTTTGATGAAGATGGAATTTCTTTTGAAGGATTTGAAGGTAAATTAAATAAAAATAACTTTGATGAATTTGCAGAAATAATATTAAATGTTTGTGGTAGAGAACGTGTAAAGGTAGAAAAAAAAGTTTTTGCTAATGATAGACAAAGAGATATATGGGAGAAACTTCAAGAAGGAAGAAGAAGAAACGCAAAAAAGAATGAATTAAAAATGGAAGATATTTTAAATATTTGTGAGTTTGGAGGTAAATATTATATTCCCATTGAAGAAATAATGAAATGGTCTATATGGAGAATTATAAATTGCTATAAGACAATCACAGGAATTAGTAGTTATGAAAATAGTTTTGATATATTTTTGGTTAGTGGTGAAAACAAATTGATTGAAGGGAAACATTGGACTGAATTAATAAAAATTGATTATAAATCAAAGGAAGAGTATTGAGATTTTTGAGATTGATTAGTTAATAGTATAATTGATTAGTCTCATTATTATAGATTATAATTATAATTTTAAAAACGAAAGGGGATAATATATTATGTTACAAGGTATTCGAGATTCCGCAAATCTTCAAATTATTTCCAATGCAACAAGTAAGCCATTGCTTTATATTGACTACGCACGGACGTCCTCAATTGACTTCACAAGTGAACAAATATATGCGTATAATAAAAGTGTTAAAGCTATTAGATGGGATAAGAATCGTGAAGGTACGTTTAAGACTGAGATGGAAATATATGAGAAAAAGGTAATTGCTTTGTTATTCGGTACTGCAATTACTAGTAAAACTATGTCTGTTGCCAAACGAGAAGTATTATCCGTTGCTGCTGGTGGTACTGGTGCAGTATTAACTGCTACACCAAAGAGTGGTAGTTTGTCCGTCTTTATTTTAGATGCGGATCTTCATACTCATGGAGTAGAACAAACTGTTGGAACACCAGCTACTACAGAAAATAAATATTCAATTGCAAATAATACAGAATTAACATTTAATGCAACTACATTTGCAAGTGCAGGAAAAGTTGTCGTTTATTATTTGTTAGATGGTACTCATGCTACTTTTACAGTAGACAATGTAAGTTTCCCTGGTGGATATACTATTTATGCCGATGCTGCTTTAAGAGGGACAAATCAAGTTGATACATATGTTCAATATCAATTACCCAATGTTAAACCCAAATCAAATGTAAGTTTAACTATGGATGCAGATAATGTTACTAAACTTTCTATCGAGTGGGACATTTTTCCAGATTCTGCTGGTAATATGATGCATTATGTAGAGGTATAAGTTAGGAGGATTATTATATGATAAAATTTAATGAAATAAAATTAATTTATACATGCTCTGCTGCTCCTCCTGATGGTATATATATGGACAGAACATATACTATAGGCAAAGATAATAAAGGATTTTTCTTTACAGATGGTAATTATATTGAATATGTAAAGGAAATTGATTTATGGTATATTAAAATGTTATTCTCTCCGCAAGATAAAAAAATATCTTGGGATGATGTAGATTTTAAAGATGAAGCAAAAGAAGTTAAAAATATAATTGCTAAAGTTGAAGAAGTTAAAAAATAAAACCTTGACAGATTGTAAATATAATAGTATAATACGTTTAGGGATAGATAAGTCTGATCAACTTATGACAAAGGGGATATTCCTGAATCCCCTTCCCTATTATAATAATTTCAGGACAAATAAATTCTACAGGAGGAGTTAATATGTTAATATTACCGCAGACAGTAAAAATAAAATGTAGACCAAACAACAAAAAATATTTAGAACCAAAAGGATATAATTGGGTATATAATGAAATAATTGAAATAGATGTTCTTGATTTAAGAGAAAATGCAAAAATTTATGTTCAAGTAATATGTGATTATTGTGGTAAAGAATTTTCTCAAACTTATGATAAAATAATTCTTCAAAATAAAAATGGTATAATACATAAAGATTGCTGTAAAGGATGTAAAGGTAAAAAAATTAAAGAAAGTAATCTAATTAAATATAATGTTGATAATGTCGCAAAATTACAGTCATCTAAAGATAAAATGAAACAAACTAATTTAGATAAATATGGTGTTGAACATAATTCTCAAATGGAAGATGTTAAACAAAAAAAAGATAGGAACATCTTTATTTAATTGGGGAAAAGAATTTTATTTCCAAACTGACGATTGCAAAGAAAAGTCTAATCAATATTATAATGATAATTTTGGTGTAAATTATCCATTTCAGGTTGAGGAAATACGTAATAAAAGTATTGAAACATGTTTAATAAAATATGGTACAGATAATCCAAGTAAAAATGAAGAAATTAAAAATAAAATTTTACAAACTTTTCGTGATAAATTTGGTTGTGATAATCCTATGCAAGTTGAAGAAATAAAATTAAAATCTCTTGAAAAAAGCATTGCATCATTATGTAAAAATGGCAATATACCAACAAGTAAACAACAAATATACATACATAATTTATTAGGTGGTAAATTAAATTTTACTATAAAAATATCAGCATTAGATATAGCATTTCCAGAAGAAAAATTATATATTGAATATGATGGTGGAGGACATGATTTAAGAGTTGTTTTTGGTAAAATGACACAAGAAGAATTTGATAAGAAAGAAATGAGAAGATATTATTATTTTAAAAACAAAGGTTGGAAAATGATTAGATTAATTTCTAAAAATGATTTATTACCTTTAGATAATAAAATTATTGAAATGATTCAATATGCTAAAGACTATTTAAATTTAGGGCACTCATGGATTATTTTTGATATTGATAATAGTAAAATAATGTGTTCTGAATATGAAAAGAAATATAATTATGGTGAATTAAGACGTATTGCTAAAAAAGATATAGAAAATACATATGTAGTCTAATTTGATAGACTATTTTTTTATTTTATAAAAAATAATATTAAATACATATATTCTTTAAACAAAAAACCAAACAAAACCAAACTTTCATCACAATATCCGATCCCACAAACCCTTTATTTATAAGGGTTTTTATTTTTGTTAAATTATAATTTTTAATCAAAAAATTAACAATTAACAATAAACCAAAAACAAAAAAGAAGGTGAACATCAAAATGTCAATAAAAAACACAGGTCAATTTCCTCATACTCAACACTACTATCCTGAAACAGTACAAGACCTTCCTACCGTCAGTGATATCGGGGATAAGGCATTCTTATTCGTCGATGGAGTAAAAACACCATACATATTCTCATATACAGGTTGGATACCTGATACTCCCCTCCCCGTCTCTCTAGCAGATGATCAACTAAACATATCACTAAACGCAGAACAAATTAATCTAAATACTGACGGACTTGAAACTTTATTAACTAATATTAACACGGTATCTGGAATTAAAAAAATTGTTGACCCATTGCCTATTGGTGATAATAATATAGGAAATGTCGATGTATTAACTTCCGCATTACCTAATGGAGCATCTACTTCTGCTAAACAAGATACAATTATATCTCATGTAGATGGTGTAGAAACTTCATTAACTAACATTATAACTAATGGTGTATCAGTAAATAATACTCCAAATGTAAGTGTGACATCAACAGTTAATCCTAGTAATTTAGACATTGCCCTCTCTACTCATAAAAATGATATTTTAGGTTCTAGTAGCAAAACATTAACTGATTTATTTAATGATTTAGAGACAATTAAAAATATTGATTTTGGTTTAGGTGGAAATAAAACATTAGCAAATATAGTTACTGCTTTATCAAATGTAAGTGTAATATCAAATGCTAATCCTCCTAATTTAGATATTCAATTATCAGCATTAAGAGATGCATTAACAAAAACAGGTGAAAATAGTAGTACATTAGAAGATATTAATACAACTATTTCAACTTTACAATCAGCACTAACCACAACAAAGAAAATTGATGATTTATATACAATATTAAATACTATATATGCAAATAAAACTTTATCTGATGTGAATACATCAATTGTTAATTTAGAGGGTTCTGGCAATAAGACATTAACAGATATTGTTACTCAATTAACTACAATGGCTAATACTAAAACTCTTGCTGATATAGTAACCGCATTATCTTCTGTCACTATATTCAGTTCTGCATTACCAACTGGAGCATCTACTTCTGCTAAACAGGACACTATAATCACTCATGTAGATGGAATAGAAACAAAATTAGATACTACTAATACTAATCTATCTGATATAAAAACTTTAACAGGTGAAGTATCTGCTACTCCAACAGCAAATACAGAATTAGGTAGATTAAAATCTATCGAAGATAAATTAGATAGTTTATCTACAATTGTTACTAATATAAAAACTACTGATGGTATAAAGAAAATTACTGATAATATTACAATTAATACTATTCCAGCAGGAGATAACAATATAGGAAATGTTGATATTATTACTTTACCTACTTTACCTCCTGGAATAAATAATATTGGTGATGTAGATGTAGTTTCGTCTGTTTTACCTACTGGTGCATCAACAGAAGCAACATTAGCATTAATTTTAGCAAAACTAATATCTAGCCCTTCTACAGAAGCAAAACAAGATACTATGATAGGACATGTAGACGGAATTGAGACTTCTTTAACTACTTTATTAGCAAAAGATTTTGCTACTCAAACTACACTTGCATCAATTCTAGCAAAAATAATTACTTCTCCAGCAACAGAAGCAAAACAAGATACTCTTATAGCAAAGGATTTTGCAACACAAACAACCTTAGCATCAATTCTAAATAAAATTATAGAATCACCAGCAACAGAGGCAAAGTTAGAAGCTGTTCGTGCTTTGTTAGCAGGTACATTAAATACACAAATAGTCAATAGAAATACAAATATAACAGCAACATTCCAAAATGCTTCAGGTTATTTTCTCACTAATGAAATAAATTTAACAGGATTCCAAATGTTTGCATTAGATATTCCTTCTACTTGGACAACTGCAAATATAACTTTTCAAGGCGCACCTACCTCAGGTGGAACATATAAAGATATAATTGATGATTCTGGATTAGAAGTTACTGTAGTAGTTATAGCAAATAAAATGATTTCTTTAGATGTTAATGCTTTAAAATTATCTCCATTTCAATATATTAAAATTAGAAGTGGAACAAGTGGCACTCCTGTAGACCAAACTTCCGCTAAAGTTATTAATATTATTGGTAAGGTTTAGGAGGTGTTAATATGGCACTTCCTTTAAAACCAAAAAGACTTATTCAAAATGGTTTAGTTGCTCATTATGTTCCTATTAGACAGAGAAATTTGTTGAAGTGGAGTGAGGATTTTAGTAATGCTGTGTGGACTAAATCTGCTTCAGGGACAGGAGTAACACCTATAGTTACTGCAAATCATGGTATTGCACCTGACAATACTCAAACAGCAGATAGGATACAATTTAATAAAGGTGCTGGAAATACAACATCAGACTTATCAAATATGAATCAGATATTGAGTGGGATGATTAATCCTCATACGGTTACTATTAGTATTTATTTAAAGAGTAATGATGCTAATAGTTACCAAATAGCACTTCGTGAAGGAGAAAGCACTACACTTAAAATTATAACAGTAACAACTGAATGGCAAAGATTTTTTGTGAGTGTAAATAATTATGCATCTGTTAATGCTTCACTGCAATTAATTCTTAGAGGTACTTATGGTACAAGTAGTACCGCAGATTTATTAGTTTGGGGTGCTCAACTAGAACTCTCCCCATCCGCAACAACATATCAACGCACAACTGATTTGCAGACTTTATGGAATCAGAAGCAAGAAAATATGAGTGTGACGAATATTGTGACAAATGGTAATTTTGCTAGTACTAGTGGGTGGAGTGCATCTACTGCATCTTTTTCCGTTATTAATAATACAGCATCAATACTTGCTACAGCACAGTATGGACAAATATATAAAACGATACCTACAGTTATTGGTAATAAATATTATGTTAAATCAAGTATCAAAACAGCAATATCAAATATTATACGTTTATCTGTAGGTTCTAATTATTCGTCTTTGCACACAGGGAGTAATAATTATGAAAAACTATCTATAGTTTTTACAGCTACATTATCGTCTAATTCTATAGTTATATTTGATAACCGCTCTACTGGATGGGATACTTTTTATGTACAGCAAGTATTAGCAATAGACCTAACCTCCCTCTTCGGTGCAGGAAACGAACCAACTGTCCAACAATGTGATGAAATATTTAGTAATTGGTTTGATGGTACGATTAGAATGAATTTGAATAGATATAATGGAATGTTGGGTAGTATGTCAGGTGCGGATGCTACAGATCCAGTATTCATAGGAGATAGTTTAAAATTTGATGGGGTAGATGATTATATTGAGATACCAAATAGTGAAGCAATTAATATTTCAAGTTCTTTTTATATTGAATTTGTATTTAAGGCATCAATTGCCAGTGGATATTTACTTTCAAAAAATTTATCTACTGTAACAGATGTCCAGTATGGTATTTATTGGCATGGTACAAATAAATCAGTAGTTGGAGTAGTAAACGGAGTTGCAAGAGGTGCAAGCAATAATGATTCTATTCCTGTAAATACTTGGACACATGTTGGATTTTACTATGACAAACAAAATATAAAATATTATATTAATGGTATATTATCAGGCACACCTTTCCCATACACAGATGCAATTATTCAATCATCAAATACTTTAAATATTGGTAGAAGAAAATCATCTGCTTATTTAACTGGAGAAATAGCACAAATTAATATATATAATCGTGCATTAACAGATGTAGAAAGAACTATAAATTATAATTATTTAAAACAAATTATGAATATAAGGGGGATAATAATATGATAGCAGTTTTTGAAAATGTAACTATTTATACAGCAATAGCAAGTTTAGGTCTCTTACCTTCAGGTGTTAATTTGGATTTACCACCTGCGAATGTAAATGAATTAGATGGTAGATGTGTTAGTGGTTATCCGTTTACAGAAGAAGATCAAGCATTTTTATTAAGTTTTGAAGGAGTATATTTAACTGATAGTATGCCTCCAGATTGGTATTATCCAGACTGTTAGTAGCAAACTAACGAATGTTTGTTAGTTGGTTAATTCAGTAATATACAACTGAATAATGTAACTAAATAATTGAATATTTATACATATTATAAATATAATTTTAACTAAATCTAGTTAATTAAATTTAAAATTACAATAACACTAAATTCTAAACAAAATAAGGATTGATTCATAAAGATGCATAATAAAAATGCGTTAATATGTTTCAATCCTTATTTTTTAGTTTTATTGTGATAAAACTGAGATTTGCTTCAAACTTTTAGTAGAAATACTATTTACATTTTGTAAACGAAGCAATAGGCTAAGTCTTAACTGACTACGTTAGGTATAATATTACACCATAAGATGATACCCTAGTCTTATGCAACTGTATAGGCTCTGTAAACAGTTTTGGAAAGTTCGAGACAGTCAACCTAAATTGAAGATTATATCTTAAACTATATCTAACATTGCCGAAGGGTAACAAACTCTGAAAGGAGATACGAAACTTGAGAGTATTCGTAATAAATTTAAGAGATAAACCATTAATGCCTTGTAGTAATAAAAAAGCAAGAAAATTATTAAGAGATAAAAAAGCAAAAATAGTTTATTATAATCCATTTACAATTCAATTGCTTTATACAACTGGTGAAACAATACAAGATATAAATATTGGTATTGATACTGGTGCAAAATATATTGGAATTGCTATAACTACAAAAGATAAAGTATTAGTAAAAGGTGAAATTGAATTAAGAGATAATATATCTAAAAATATAACTTCAAGAAGTATGTTAAGAAAAAGTAGACGTGCTCGTAAGACAAGATACCGTCAAGCACGATGGAAAAATCGTAAACGAAGAAATGGTTGGCTTCCTCCAAGTGTTCAAAGTAAATTAGATGCAACATTTATGTGGATAGATAAATTTTGTAATTTATTACCTAATTCCAAATTAAATATTGAAGTTGGCAAGTTTGATGTACAAAAATTAATTAATCCAAATATTAAAAGTACAGAATATCAACAAGGTAAAACTTATGGATTTTATGATGTAAGGTATTATGTATTTGCTAGAGATAATTATACTTGTCAAGTATGTAAGAAAAATAAAGATAAAATATTAAATACACATCATATTATTTATAAATCCAAAGGTGGTACAGATAGACATAATAATTTAATAACAGTTTGTACAGATTGTCATACATCAGAAAATCATAAAAAAGGTAATATTCTTTATAAATGGATGGAAGAGAAAAAGAAAGTTAGACAATATAAAGAACCTACTTTCATGAATATAATACGCAAAAGAATATATCAAAAATATTTAGATGCAAATATTGTATATGGTAGTTGGACTACACCTAAAAGAAAAGAATTAGGATTAGAAAAAACACATTATAATGATGCTATTGCTATTACTGGAATTGATATTATTAAAATAAACACTAATGATTATTTTTATTATAAACAATTTCGTAAAAAGAAGCGTTCTTTACATGAATCTATCCCAAGAAAAGGTAGAAAAAATAAAAATATTCATGGTACAAGAAATAATAAAAATGTTAAATACAGAAATGGTTATTATCTCAATGACAAAGTTAAATATAATAATATTGATTGTTGGATATATGGTTTTGCTGGTGGAGATAAAGGTAAACAATTAGTTTTAAGGGACATTAATGGTGTAATAGTAAAAACAGAAAGAAAAATTGGTGTAACTGTAAATAGTAAAGAAGTTAAATTTATTTGTCACAATAATAATTGGCAATTTAATATATTATATTGATAATTTATAATGTAAATATAATTTTAAGGAGTGATTAGTATCAATCAAGTTAATATAGTAATTGATAATGATGTTTTAGATAAATATCATGAATTTTATTTTCGTAAATATCCAAAACGTAAAGTTAAACCTATTGACAAACCCATCCCTCCTTCTTTGAATGCATTTATAGGTATGATTCGTATGGCACAAAGTAATTTAAAAAAGAAATATAAAGAGTTTGCAATTTGGTTAGCAGAATATTATAAAGTAAATAACCTTAACTTAGAAAATTCATGTATTACATATACATTTTATTTTAAAGATAAAAGGAGAAGAGATTATGATAATTTAGCACTTTCTCCCAAATTAATTCACGATGGATTTGTTGATGCAAAAGTTTTTGTGGATGACAATGGAGAAAGATTGAAGTTAGCATTCGCACCATTTCAGTATGATAAATTGAATCCCAGGGTAGAAATGTTACTTGAATATTAAATACTTTAACAAATTGTTAATATAATTTTCTATAACACTTCCCTCCTTCCACTTTATTTAGACAATATTCGTTCTATATTCACTCTTTATTTTATCATTTATCTATAGTATAATACTTTAGTATAAAACATATACTGTATATTATTTATACTTTGTTATTTATATTATATTACAGAGGTGATAAGATGAATATTAAAATGATGTCAGAAGATCCTAAAATTAAATTTGCAGATACTTATGAAAAGGATAAAAATAAAACAGTAGATAAAAAGAAACAACTACTTGAAAAATTCATAAATGTGACTAAAGTTGAAAATGTAAAAGATTCTAAGGAATTACAAGAATTTATTATCCATGAAAAATTAGTAAATGTTATTAATGATGATAAACATATAGATAAAACTAATAATGATAAAAAATATTTGAAAGATTTAAAAAGTAAAGATAAACAGATTGATAGTTTACAAAAGGAATTAGCATTAAAAAATAAAGAATTAAAAGACAATAAATCTACCATCTCACTTTTGAAAAAAGAAATCTATGATTTAAAACAGAAGAATATTTTAGATGAGAATGCTGAAATATTATTATTGAGAAATAAAGTTTCTGAGCAAGAAAATATTTTAGTTAAAATTCAAGAAGAAGTGCTAGATAAATTACCTCATAAAGATAAATATAAGAAATTATTAGAAGATAATAAAAGTTATAGAAGTACATTTTATATAATGAAATGTGAACATCAAGAATTACGTGTAAAATATGAAAAACTTAAAACTGCCTTAACGCATATTAATACTTCTAGTGTAGCAAAAGATTTGCAGAAGCACAAAGAAATTATTAATAATATGAGTATTGAATTGCAACATTTTAAACACCTTTCTGAAAATTATAAAGAGTCTTTGACTGTAAAAGATTTAATAGATGAATTAGTAGAAAGATTTAATGATAATAATTATATGGAATATGAAAAAATTTATAATTTGTATAAGTTATATTTTAATAAAATAAAATTTGGTATAGGTTATAATTATAAATCTGAAAAACAGAAAATAGAAGAAAATGTTAATATTGAGTTTGGTTGGTTAAGAATTATTAATGATAGATGGTTCTTTGTTGGTACAAATTATAAAACTTATCCTATTATTAATACTGTTCCGTATATGAAAAATGGAATTCCTGCAAAATCAATTGTAGAGTTTGGATTAGCAAATTTAATTAAAGCATTTCAAAATTATAGTTTTGACTACGATATGTATGAGGAAAATTCATTATTCATTAATAAATATAAACGTAAAAATACTGATGAATATGTTAATTTTGGTAATTTTACAGTTTTGATTATTGGTTCACAATATAAGAATAGATATATGGACAGATTAAGAAAACATGGATTAGATGTATTATGGTTTAATCCATTTGAAGAAAATGTAAGTAAATTAGAATTTATGATTGGACGTTCTGATATAGTTATTATTTGCAGAAGACATACAAAACATTATGTTAATGAATTAATAAAAGTGTCTTTTAAAGATGATAATAAATTTCAATTTATAGAGAAAGATAATGAAGATAGTATTGTTGGAAGAGTAAGATTTGCTGGAATTAAATTAGGATTGATTAAAATGGATAGTGATTGATAATGTGATAATTTAATATTTTTAATATTTAAGAATATAGATAAAATTCTATATTCTTTTTTATGTTCTATTTTAAAACAAAAACAAACAAAAAATAAAATAAAAAACGGAGGTATCCCTTATGTCAAAAGTAAATAAACTAACTTCTTCTATTCTCCTTCAGGAGCAATCCAAATTATTTGTGCAGAGAAAGATAACTGTAAATATCAACAAAAA